ATATTGTGTATCATTCCACCAGCACCTGCCCATCCATTGCCTTCTTCTGTAGATTCTGCCCTATCATCAGAAGTTAGATGGAATTGCTGGGCAAAAAAATTAAGATACCCTCCCGCAGATCCCCATTCCGGATCTTGGTCACCCGGTATCGGCCATGTGTCTGTTCCAGCTCCCATTTATTCTGATCCTGCTATATTTGTCATTATTGAATTCCTTATATTAATTACTATATTATTTATACTTTAAAATATACATATATTGAATTTTTTAAGAAATATGGCATATAAAACAAAATATAAAATAAAAAACGCAAATAAATATATGGGAGATGCATCTAATATCATATGTAGATCTTTATGGGAAAGAAGAGTATGCAAATACCTTGACGAAAACAAAAGTGTTTCTCAATGGGGAAGTGAAGAAATTGCAATTCCGTATTATTCTACAACAGACAAAAAAATGCATCGATATTACCCAGATTTTATCATAAAAAGCAATGAAAAAGTATCTATTATAGAAGTAAAACCCAAAAAACAAACTAAACCACCAAAGAAGCCAAAAAGAAAATCAAAAAATTACATAAATGAATGTGTCCGATATACGATAAATCAAGAAAAGTGGAATTCTGCAAAGAAATTTTGCGAAAATAAAGGTTGGAAGTTTATTATTTTAACAGAAGACGATATTCTTCCATAAATATAATAAGGAACATACAAAGGTAAATCTATGGCCATAGGAACAAACAACAGTATTGACAACTTCAAAGCATTTTACTCTGGAGGATTTCAATCCCCCACTAAGTATAGAGTGGAAACAACGCCGCCAGGGGGTAGTGCAGTTGAATGGTATCCCGATTCTATAACTCTACCATCGCGAAGTTTTCAAGTATTTACTGATACAATATATGGAACACATAAACAATTTCCATACAGACAACAATTCAATGATGAGATTGTTATGACTCTTAACCTTAGTCAAAATAATGCCGAAAGGAATTATTTTGAAAATTGGATGAATGGTATTGTTGGATTCAACAATGTACCAAATCTTGATATGATAAAAATTCGCGAACACTCTTTGGTCATCTTTACTACAACCCCGGACTCAACTGCCGTTACGGGAACATATGCAGTATTTGGCGCATATCCATCATCAATTATTCCATCCAACTTCTCATATGGAATGCAAAACGAAGTTGCTAAATTACAAGTAACTTTTAATTATTACAAATACTATTATTATGCATAAACCACATAATATTATAAAACACTACAAACAAAAAGGAATTTAAATAATGAGTAGTATATTAGACATTTTAAAAGCATCAACCCCAAAATATGAATTGACATTACCTTCTAATGGTGAAATTAAAAAATTCAGGCCATTTTTAGTAAAGGAAGAAAAAATTCTGTTGATAGCGAAACAATCTTCAGACGAAATGGAAGTCATCCATGCAGTTCAAGAATTAATTGAATCGTGTGTAGAAGGAATCGAAGATATCATTAATTTACCAATGTTCGATATCGAATACATGTATTTAAAGCTTCGTGCCAAATCTATCGGAGAAACAGTAACTCCAAAATTCACTTGTCCAAAAACAAAAGAAACCATACAAACAAAAATTAATATTAACGACATCGAAGTTATAAGAACAAAAAACCATACAAACAAAATTAAAATATCAGACGATTTGATAATATACATGAAATACCCTAGCATTGATGTTATGGAAAATTTAAATAGACAAAATAAAAAAGAGAATCAAGTTCCACTTTACAATTTAATCGTCAATACAATCGATACAATAGAAACAAAAGAAGAAACCGTTGATGGTGATATAATCTCGGCCGCGGAAATGGGAGAATTTGTAGGCAATCTTACAAAAGAACAATATGAAAAAATAATAAAATTCTACACAACTTCTCCAAAACTAGAATATGAAGTAAAATATAAAACAAAAGATGGAGAAAATCGAACATTTAAATTACAAGGACTACTCTCTTTTTTCAAGTAGGGCTCAGTCACATGAGCCTGTTCGGTTACTATAAACTCAACTTTCAATTAATGCAACACCACAAATACAGTTTAACAGAAATAGAAATGATGATACCTTGGGAAAAAGAAATTTATGTGACTCAACTCCTAACATACATCAAAGAAGAGAATAAGAAAATAGAAGAAAGAAATGCAAAACGAAAATAGAGAAATGAAATAAAATGCCACTACCACTTGCACTGATGGGAGCAATGATGATTCCAGGCCTTATACCGGGTTTGGGTGCAGGTATTGCAGGCGTAGGTAAAGGTATTGGTAGTGCTGCCAGTGGTGTTGGTAAAGGTATTGGTAGTGCTTATAGTGGACTTGGTGAAGGCATAGGTGCGGGCGCATCTGGTGTCGGAAAAGGTGTTGGTGGACTAGCAGAAAAAGGCCTTGGTGCAGTAGGAGATTTTCTGTTTGGTGATGACGAAGAAGATACAAATTATGATACAATGACTATCGACAATTTAGAGATTGATACTCTAGAAATAGATACTGCAAACATTGATAAATTGGTAATTGATTCTAAAGATTTAGGAAAAACTGACGACAATAAAACCGATAATGAAAAATTAGACGCTAAAGAACAACAAAAAGACCAACAAAAAGACCAACAAAAAACACAAAAAACACAAAAAACACAAGATAATCTATTTTCTGGAATGGCTGAAGATGCTGACACTGTACCTGAAAGTTTATCGGCCGAAGGAACATCAGCATTACCCGAAAGTTTATCAGACGAAGTAACAACAAACTCAACTACCAATATCTTTAATAATGAAGAAACTGTCAAACCAGCAGAAGCAAATAACAATAAAGAGGGTCAGTTTCTCCCTAATGTAGAAACATTGACAGAATCATCTGAGGGGATGACTAATATGTTGGGTGGTGGTGCATCAAGTGGTGGTTCGTTTGCAGACCTTACTGTGGATGCAAGTGAAATGACTGGTGAATTGGGTAGTATTAGTGAAACTCTTGCAACCCCTGATGAAGGTCCAGGATTTAATTGGGAAGAACTTAAAAAATCTTTGGGTGACGAAGAAGGCGGAGGATTTTTTAGTGGTATTGGAGATATGGTGTCTGGTGCTTGGGAGGGTTTAAAAGATTTTGGCAGTAGTATCTGGGGTGGTATTACAGGCCTTTTTGGTGGTGGCGAAGAAGACATGTCCCCCGATGAAATGATGGAGAACGAGGCCACGGCCGTTGCAGAAGAAGATGAAGGAATCATATCTTCAGCTGAAACATTATCTTCTATAGATGCCACAACTCAAAGTATATTAGCAAGTATAGAGTCTGCTTATGGTATGTCTGAGCCCAGCTCCGGGCCCATCAAAGAAGAAATACAAACCGACACTCAGGCGGATTTCACCAATGAAGAAGAACGCACTGGGGACCTTGTTCAGACTGCGACTCCGATATTGACAACGATGGCCAGTTGGCTCGGTGTAGAATCTGATACTCAGGAATCTGTAGAACCGATTTCGGATTCGGGCGGTCCTATAAGTGATTTGATGGATATGATTGCAGGTGTAGTTGGCATAGGCGAGGTGTCTCGCCCGAAAAAAGCACCACCAGCTGGCCAAATCCACGACACAACCGGGGACGGAAGAGGAATGACTCCAGCATACACAAAAACACCGCCGCCACCGCCGGCTCAAACCAGCAGTGTTATAATTAACGAAATTCGTTCATATAACCAATATCCGCCTTGGATGTGGAAACAGGGTTAAAAAAAAGGAGTCCCGAAGGACTCCTTTTTCAATAGAAGATAAAAATCAGTTTACTCGTTCGCTAACTTTTCAAAATATGAGAGTGCGTCTGTATCTTCTTCCGTACTACTATCACCAAATGCTTTTTCTGCGGCCTCTGCACCACCAGATTCACTAACTGTTTCAGCAGTAGAAGTATTATCTGGAGTTGTCTGACGAATATCAGCACCAAGAACAGCATCTCGTTTTGTTTTCAATTCGGTATATGACTTGAAGTTTGCGGCATCAGTAAACTCAGTAAGTGCATATTGGGTTTTCCAAAGCACTTCTAAATTCGCATCATTACCATCCAAGAGTGCCGAAGTCGATTCAAATTCACTCTTGTCGTAGTTAATAAAACCTGCAACCTTACGAACTTTCAACTTGAAGTTTGCACCACCCCAAAAATCAAATGGGTTGATTGCTTCTTCATCTGCAAATTCTGGATTCATTGCTTCGTTGATTTTATCAAAAATCTTCTTACCATATTTGTAAAGGAATACCTTACCTTCGTTTTGAGGATTTGCGGGGTCACTTATAATCATAATGTTTGAAGTGTAGTGCAATCGCCTCTTGCGATTTCGTGCAATATCCTTATCCTTTTCAATTCCACTATTCCAAAGTTCACTGTTTGCTTCACATACAGGACACTTTTGGCCAAGAGTGGTAGGACAATTTTCAATAAACCATCCACCCTTACCTTGAAACCCGTGTGAATAATACTTTGCCCATGGCAAGTCTTCACCGTCTGGTGCGGGTAAGAATCTAATAACAGCAAAACCGTTACTGGATTTGTCCAACTCTGGACGCCAGAAACGGTCATCGGTGTATGATTCTTTCTTGTTTGTTTCTTCAATCTTCTTAGTCAATTCATTAATACTTGACTGAGAACGCTTCTTAAAATCTGCAAATGACATAATATGTCTCCTTTTTTGCTACTCACGGAACTACCGTGTTCTAAACTCGGTCGGGAACTACCCAACCACGATTACTATATGTATATAATACTATAAAATCCCCAATAGTCAAGAATTAAATTGGAAGTTTTGCAGTATTTTCTTTTAGAAGGTTAATATCAATACCCTCTACCGCCACTTTCTCTATAATAGGTTTGGTCAGAAACTTAGCGGCTATTTGAGGTTCTATTTCAAATAGTTCACACATCGTTAATATGGCATCAATATATGTCCCTCCATTCTTCAATACATAATTTTCTATATTTTTTATGAAATCATTCTGAACATTTTTGTCAAATAGCATTTATTGTAGTTCTCCTATACTTGATGCCGTCACGGTCTTATATTTTTCTATATATAATATACCACAAAGAAAAATTAAATCAACTAAATTTTTGATATTTAAAGGATAATTTATGCCAGATTCAGACTCAAACCTATTTATTGTCATCGGGAGCGATGGTGCAACTATGGCAACCGACTTCGCGAAGGGTTCTGAAGTCGGCTTAACCAATTCTCATGTTTCCCTTACTAAAATGGTATGGGGTGACTATAACGACAATAAGAGAGTAACACTAGGAAATGCTCTGCCAAT